ATGGGACACGGAGACATGCAAAAGTATTGATATTAGCACAAATTCCCATACTGTGTGAACCTTCTTTTGACTTGATCTCCCGCGGTTCTTAACGTTGCGGGTCCTTCTAAAGGCATTTTGGTTGATGATAGTAGGTTTTGTTTAAATTGTAGGATATCGATATATGTGACCTGTATACTGGAACTGCGGCTCAGGTCATGAACACAGTGCTACTTCTGCTTGGCCCATGCAACTAGGCTGGTGTCTGAGCCCTTTGACTCTCTGCTTTCAACCCTAATAACGTTCTTGGGCCTCATCACGACAGCAATTATGATGCGAAACATCCCCCAAACCACTGCAATGAACATCAGTATGGCTGTTGTCCATAGTCCCACCCTTATCGCCCATGCTTTTATGTCTGGCCACTTGGATCTGACCCACTCCTCAGCAGCATCAACCGCCCCGGAGGCTCGCTCCCCTATGGATTCACCCATAGGCACCCGCCTCTCATCTGTATTCTCTTTCTTCACTTGAATGGAGGAGGCATACTGTAGCCCTGCCACTATGTCCTTGATGTGAAGGTGACTTTCACTGAACAGCTGCTTGACAGGCCTAAACGCAGGGTGGAATGCTGCACCCTTGAATCTGTGAGCGAAGGATATCCCGCTGTCATTCACTATTAGATCTCCCACCCATGTGTGTATCACATTGCCCCTCATGACACTGGACGAAGCAGCTGGGTTACACACAGTGTCTGGATTGATGTACGGGCTTGATACGTTCCACCAATACATCTGATCGGATGTCCGCAGCTGGATCATGGGACCTGAGCCACATACTACCACTGGTCTCACAAGGACAGCACTAATGTCTGAGCACTTGTAGAATATGAAGTGGTCCTCAGCCTTCACTGATAGCCAATTTCCTATCGGGGTCGCCATCAGAAACTCATCATGATCCATCATGTTTTCCGCCTCCTGGCATAAATGATGACACACAATGTTCTCCATATCCAACACCTTCCCTAACACTGATGACTTCTCTTCCTTGTCCACCTCTACGGACTCTGCCTTAGATTCATCATACAGAGCATAATCCGCAGCAGGGGTAATAAGGACTTTTAGTCCACAGTCATCCATGATGTGGCTTATTGAGTGGGGTTTCTCCCCTCTGCAGTTGATCAGTCCCTTGTCGACCCTACAGAATGTGTTACCAACTACCCGCCTCTTGCATCTTGGGAGTTTGCTCTCTAGATCCCATGCGTACACAGTGTTATCTGAGTATATCCTTCCAGATATCCCTTCGCCCATCAATGAGTAAGAGGGGAATTCGACCTCGATTTTACCGCTGTCCTCATTTATGCTGATTGATACCCTCTGATATGTGAGCTTTATGCCACTGACATGATTGTCTGCTATCCAATCGCATGAGGGGTCCTTGACATGATCCATAACCCCACCTGCCCCTCCATGCAGCAGTATGTCATGAATGTCACTCCCTGAAATGTCAGTAGCGTCCATGGCCACAGTGGATTCAGATATGTGACAGCTGCCGAAGAATGACACATGGGATGATAAAGTCCTTTTCTCTGCTGTTATGCGATAACCGTAAGACCTGTAATCTCTGAGGGTGCTGTGCATAATCATGTATCTATGCATTCCAGGTTCTATGTCTGTGGGACTGCATGCTCCTAGACACAAATGTCGCCAGTCATTCAGAGATATTCCATTTTGATGGGTACATGAGATGCTCGGCAAGATGTTTGTGCATATTATACCTGAAAATTGGAAAGAGACGAGAAAATAGATTAGTATATCAACGACGATACCTCTCATCTTGATGTTTGGGGCGATTGTATTCTTCTTGTTGATGCTCTTGGTGTTTTATTTAAATGCAAAGGATACAGTGTTTCTGGCCCGGGGTGTCGCCACGTCAACAGGCGGTCATGACAGCCGTCGACATTGTCACCATCATTACTACGATCATTATTATTATTATCATCATTGTTATCATTATCATCATAATACTTGTGTTGCTAGTACCGTCAATAATTTATATCTTATCATCATGTAGACTGTAGCCTTGCCTGGGACCTTTCCTTGATTTGAGTATATCAGCCACGTTTGATAGGAGGGAGAGAATCTCCTGACCTCCCAGAGACGGTTCTAACCACTGGATCGGGGGTTTGGGGGATTAATCTTTTCCTTTGGGAGAATGATATATTGGCTGATAAGCTTTTCACAGCTGGACCTGGGCCTCTTAACAGTGGCCACTGATGCAGATATACCAACAGATGCTTTCCCGCTACTGAGCAAGATGTCCACCTTGTCCTCGGCAGTGTAATGCGGTGTGTCATAGAGGGGGCCAGTTCTGAGTGTCATGACCCTCCCATGATTATTGTCTTTAGTGTTGAGGGGGCCCCCAATTATCATGTTGATTGTGTACACGTTGCCAGACTCTAGGTCTTTGGATAGGAAAGGGCCAGATACCTGAGGCTTGGACTGTCGAGCGATCTCAACCATCAGATTGTGCCACTCTCCTGACACTTCTGCCCCCTCTGATGAAACTGCCTTGGACTTCATGATGCTTATTGCCTTGACAATGCTTGCAATAGTGGCTGCGTCCATGGGGGGCTTCACATGTGATGTCAGGGTGATTCTTGACCTTACGGACATCACAGTGCATAGCTCTTCAGAACTTCCGGAGCTGGATGACATGGTTCTGGATCTGGAAATAGGAATAATGATTAGAATATGAATCAGGAGTCAGTGTGGTGCAATGTTCTGTAAAGGATTGTCTTTGATGTTTTATTTAAATCCAGCAGACGTGTTATATGGAGCATGCAACAGATGTGTGCGTGCTTGTCAGACATGACGAGATGATGTGTTGTTGGGACCTCCTTGTTCATCTGCTGGTGCAGGGCCGTGACAGTCGGGCATTGTCACACATATGTGTGGGTCTTAGCCCCTCCCAGGCTGCCCAAGTTCCTCATATATTCCAGGGTGATATAGGAAACTGCCCTTCCAGATTTGCAGTCATACACCAGGGACCTCAGAGTATTGATTCCCTCAGCCTCAAGGGTGCTCCACACTTGTTTCTTTACCCCTGTGTATAGAATTCTTGCTGTTTCAGGGTCACAACATTGGATCACCTTGTATGCCAGCTCCTCATCTATATCAGTAATGCCCTGCACATTGAGGAACCTCAATATCATCTGAACATTCCTTTCTATCTCAGGCAGGTTAGTTTTGAACCTAGGCCCGGGGGCACAATAACAGACAGCAGGAATATTCAATGGGAAATGGCCCCCATATATTTCACATTGAACCCCTCCGAACATCTGAGTGTTCGAACTGTCCTGCTTGATGATGGGCATTATGACGGCCGTGCCTAGCTCCATATTCACGGGTGCATCATCCATATTGCTAATCTCATAGCTATATGACCAGGGGTTCCCACTCTCATTATGCTTGGATGATGATGTGTATTGTATGTCAAATGCCGAGGACACCCTTTGGCTTATCTGAACTACTGTGTGATCCCTCAGCACAGGATTGTTAACTGCCTTATTCTGTATGGACAATTTCAGAACCCCTGATGTGGCCAAGTCACATGATGGCTTCCACTTTATTGCTATCCCCACTATCCAGATCGGCTTGACAGCCCCCCCTACGGCTCTTGACACCACGTTTGCAACATTGATGATGATTGGTTTCCTAATCATTGTTATCTTCCCCTCACCCTCCTTGCCAAGAACTCTGATAGGGTGTTTCTGTATCAGCTTCCTTTGCCATGCTTGTGCTGTCTGCAACTCTCTGTTGAATTCATCTAATGATTCATCCCTGCTGGCCATCCTTCTGCCGGCTGTCTCTCGAACCTCATCCCTGTGTACGGGCCCTGAAACAACTGAAGGTGGCAATGTGGACATTTCAACTCAAATAAGAATGATACAAGTGATATTATGATATATACGACAAGTATTGTGAACACTATGACAATCATATCATTGATGTTTTATTTAAATGCTACTTATTCCCACATGACATTATAACGAGCATACATATCATAATCATTAGAAGCAGGGAGCATGCTTCAGCGTCTTCCCTCTCTATGAATAACATAAGTGATCTCATGGAGGACCATGACAGAATGATGTAGGCAAAGGGGCCAACAATGTCTGTCAGTCCAAACATCTCTTCTTCTTCTTGTTCATGCGGTCGATCACGATGGTCCTTATGATGTCCAGCTGCTCGTCAGTCAATGTATCTCTGTTCATATAACAGAAGATTGTTATGTCACCCAATAAGCTGGGGAGGCCCTGCTTTTTCACCCAGTCCTCAGTGAAGTCTTTGGTGACCAACTTCAGGTGGTCCTTCAGGAGCCAGGCCAGGGACTCAAAATGCTCGCTGAGGGGCTTCTTGGACCAGCTTGACAATCTACCAGGTGTCCAGGTATCTGCAATGAGATTGTTTAGGTCAGTTTCACCGTCTGAGGGTGTTGACTTCCTTTTCATTGGAGGCTTTGGGGGAGATAAGTCAACTGATGGGGCATGATGTTGATCTTTCATCATCTCGGCTAGCTGATCTATCAAGGAGCTCATCTTGTTGACCTGGGACTTGTTGATGAGATGATGATGCTCAGAGCTGGCATTCCAAACCAGACAACAAAGGTCCATGGTGAAGTCATCAAGGACAACATGTCTTCCTGCATACTTTTGGGAGATGAGTCCTCTAATCTTGGTAGAGAGAGACAGTGGCGGGGTCACCCCGAGGATGGGCCACTTTGACATGAAAGCACCAACAGGATCATTTAAGGATTGGTTGTCCAGATCTTGCTGAACCTGTGATGTGTTGGGGATGTCTGGGTAAAGTAGGGCAGAGGATCCTATGTTGGCCATACCTGAAAGTTGAACAATGAAGATGATTATTAATACTGGTCAATTAATATGCTGACAGGGTGATGGGTATAGATGTTATCCTTGATGTTTTATTTAAATATCAGAAGCTCATTAAAGCATAAACAACATGAAGCATGGCACTTAAAAGAGGGTGGAGGAACAGTGATGGGAAGGCACAACAACAAATATCACAATATCATGGTTAAAAGTGATGTTATCAATGACTTATCTTTATTCTTGAACCATGCTGTCTAGTGCACCTACCATCGCGGGAGGCTGATTGTTGGTGACATTGACAGCCGGTGAGGGTCTTGGGTTTCTAGACACCAGTATCCTCCTGGTTGGCTGCCCTGAGGATGCACTGGCCAGGGCTCTGGCAACCGGCCCAGCACCTTCTGATGTTCCTGAGAGAGCGTTATAAGCCAGCATGAACTCAGTACCAAACTTTTCAGCATTGGCCAATATGTTAGCCTTATCCTTGATGCTCTCAGCCTTCTTTGGATCAGAGTATTCAGTTACATTGACACATCCCCCTCTCACAAGGATGTCTGCCATCCTGGCTATGAGTATGTGGCATCTGGACTGTTGCAGTTCCACAAAAAATCCTGGGTCGATGCATCGGCTGTACCTCCAGAACCTGTCCGTCTTGTCCACTCTGTCATGATCCTTGTTGATCTTGGATATCAGCATGAGGGTCGATGCCACTTGTGCATCATGAAGCCATGTGAGTATTGCCCCAGGGCTCAGCATGGACAACCCTCTCTTCATGTCCACATACATGCCATACGGCACCATTCCATTTAGGTCCATGTGCTGGAGGATCAGAAACCGTAAGGGGCCATGGACTGTTCTGTTGTTATGATGACTCTCATCAGCAACCGCACAGTGGTGGGCCAATGTTCTTTTCAAGTCATCACACTGATTGAACAAGGAGCTTATATTGGAGCATAGCCCCCTGCTGTAGTTGAATGATGATAGGAATGGAGAGTGATCACCCATGAGTATGTGGTACGCTGTGACTAGTTGGGGTGTCCCCTTCATGAATGTGTCCACCCTCTTCACAGCAAGTCTCATGAGGCTGAGACATATGTAGGATATTGCCCTACATTGAGATGCTGCATCCTCCTCCTCAGTGGGAGCCTGGCCACCCTCAGACTGATCACCCTCATCAGGGTCAATGTTCATTGTTGAATTGACTGCAGCAGCCCTGGAGTCGTAGACCGCCGTGATCCCTGGCATGGACAGGGGCTGAACAACTGCCCCTTGGGCCACGGGCCACATTGATGGTCCCTCGCAACCGGGCGGAGTTAAGCAGAACCCGAGAGACATTATTATAAGCAGGTCCTTCTTTGTCATCCGGCTGCTTGCATGCTCCATTATTGTTTGAAACAGGGTGATAACATCTGCGTATGTGTCTGGTGGGCTCTCTAATACAACAATGGGCTTTGCGACGGCTGCTTCCCTGCTGTAGGTTATTGGTGTCGGCGCGCTGGATGCCACCTGACTTTCCTCTGGGGTGCCTGAGTATATGTCCAGTATAGAGGCATAATCAACATCCGCATACCTAGCCATTTGGTTGGACAATCTGCACCATCGCGGGAGGCTGATTGTTGGTGACATTGACAGCCGGTGAGGGTCTTGGGTTTCTAGACACCAGTATCCTCCTGGTTGGCTGC